CTTCGTGAGGATGAGGTCAATACTGTCACGGCCAACGCTTATTCAAAGCTGATTGGGAAATTTGTCAACGACTCCAAGCGTCAGGTTGAAAACGCATGGACCTGGGAAGCACTGTACGACACGATCAACGTGACGACCTCCGCGTCTACAGAGGAATACACGGTAGCTGGCTCTGGTAGGAAGTTCCGTGTATCCAGTGTGATTGATGACACGAATGATGCGATTCTTGAGGCTGTCACGCTTGATCATCTTGATCGACTGACCCAGCTATCCACGTCCCAGACTGGTGGGCCTTCTTTCTATGCTTTCAGCGGGTCGGATGGTACGGATACAAAAGTCCGTCTTTATCCTATCCCTGACGGAATCTATACGATCAAGTTCAACCTGTTCATCCCACAAGCAGACCTGTCAGCAGACGGTGACATCATTCTTATGGACAATGATTTGGTTGTCCAGGGCGCTTATGCTCGTGCGCTTGTTGAGAGAGGAGAAGATGGCGGTATTACTAGTAACGAGGCTTATCAATTGTTCCGCTCCATGATGGCAGACTTGATCAGCATGGAGAGCACTCGTTCTGGCGACCAATCTATCTGGGTGGCTTGTTAATGGCTCGTTCGCTGTCTCCTTTCTCTATTCAAGCGCCCGGCTTCTACGGACTCAACACCGCTGAAAGCCCGGTAGACCTTTCCCCTAATTTTGCTCTGGAGGCGAATAACTGCGTCATTGACAAGTTTGGACGAGTTGCCGGGCGAAAGGGATGGGTCAAAGCGAATACCGCCAGTACGGAACTATCAACTGCGCAAGTCTGTGCAATTGGAGAAGTGATTGAAAACGATGGGACTGGAACGGTTCTTTGCGCTGGCAATAACAAGCTGTTCAAACTGTCTTCTGGCTCTCTGGTTGAATTGACTTATGGTGGTGGTGGCGTAGCTCCTACCATTCTTGATAACAACTGGAAGTTCTGCCAACTCAACGGGGTTGGTATTTTTTGGCAGAGGAACTACGATGCCTTGATTTACGACCCCGCTGTTTCAACGACCACATATCGAAGACTGAGCGAAAAATCAGGCTCAGCAGGTACTGTTCCTGACGCCAATGAGGCGATTTCCGCGTTTGGACGTATCTGGGCGGCAGACACTATAACTGAGCGCCAGATTGTCTATTTCTCCGACCTCAAAGCGCCTCATGTATGGACTGGCGGGACCTCTGGGACTTTGGATATTGTTAAGATTTGGCCGCTTGGTGGCGATCAGATTGTTGCCTTGGCGGCTCACAACAACCGTCTGTTCATCATGGGCAAGAGGCAGATTCTTGTCTTTGCCAACGCTACGGACCCAGCAAATATATTCCTTGAAGACTCTATTGTCGGGATTGGATGCATCTCTCGGGACTCGGTTCAAAACATCGGAACTGATGTTCTGTTCCTTTCCGATACGGGTGTTAGAAGTATGCTTCGCACCATTCAGGAAAAGTCCGCTCCAATGCGCGATCTTTCCAAGAACATCCGCGATGACCTCATGGAGTATTTGAGTCTTGAAGATACCGAGGACATTAAATCTGGTTACAGCCAAGTCAACCAGTTTTATCTTTTGAGACTTCCGATTGGTAACATTACCTATTGTTTTGATACCAGAGGAACTCTACCCGATGGCTCTGCACGGGTGACGGCTTGGCCTGACTTCTTTGCTTGTGCCTTCTTTGAAACCAGTAACCGAAAGTTTTACATCGGAAAATCTGGTTATATCGGTGAGTATTCAGGGTTTTTGGATGACACAGAAACCTACCGGATGACTTACTTCACGACATGGATTGATTTTGGCAATCAGGTTCAGACCTCTATCCTTAAAAAGATCAGGTACACAATGATTGGTGGCGCTGCTCAGACCTTGATTTTCAAATGGGCCAAGGACTACGAAAACTTCTATCGCTCAGAAACGAATGATATTGATGGAAGCCCGAATGCAGCTGAATACAACGTAGCTGAATACAACACGACATGGGAATACACCACTGGTATTTTTGTGGAAGAAGTATCAGTCAATGGAGGTGGATCGGGCCGGGTCTGGCAGTTTGGCTTGGAAGCAACAATCAACAATCAAAACGTCTCTATCCAAAAGCTGGAAGTAACAACCAAGGATGGTAGAATTTAAGTAAGGACTCACTAACTTGATTTATCAAGTGAAAGATAAACCATGAGCTACACCAAGACTACCGACTTTGCCGCCAAAGACGCATTGCCTTCTGGTAACCCCAGCAAGATTGTCAAGGGGACCGAAATTGACAATGAGTTTGATGCCATTCAAGTTTCTGACGCAGCAAACCTTAAAAGAGATGGTACCGCTGCTGCTACGGCAAACATCCCCATGGGGAACTTCAAGTTCACCAGTGTAGGGAATGGATCTGCCCGTAGTGACTCCATCAATCTTGGTCAGGCTCAGGATTCCGCTTACACCTATATCGGATCAATTTCCGGTGTAGACACGATCACCGGTAGCCTTACCCCTGCTCTTGTGGCTTACGCCGCAGGTCAGCGATTTGAGTTCGTTTCTGCCGGTGCGAATACTGGCGCTGTAACAATCAACATCAACGGCCTTGGTGCTAAAAGCATCACAAAACTTGGAACTACAGCACTAGCTGCCGGTGATATTCCTAGCGGTGCTTTGGTACAGATTGTCTATGACGGCACTCGTTTTCAACTGACGAATCTTGCTGCACAAACTGTTGCCACTCTTGATGCTGGCGTAACAACCACTACTCAAGCTCTTTACGACAACAGCACGAAAATTGCTACTACTGCTTACGCAGATAGGGCGGTCAGGGGCGTTATTCAGTCCATCAGCGCATCCGTAGGGTCTAACGCACTGACCATCAGCGCAAGCGCCCTAACGCTTGATTTCCGCTCTACAACTCTTGGTAGTGGGACTGTTACTACTGTTTCTGGAACTCCCGCTAACCTTGTTATTTCCAGCGGTTCTACGCTTGGCACGGTAAACGGAATTCGAAGCCAGATTGTAGTCCTTGCGATTAACAATGCTGGCACGATTGAACTGGCGGCAGTCAACATTGCTGGCGGCACGGACCTGACAGAAACAGGGTGGTGCTGGTGGTGCTGACAGTGCAACGGTGATCTACTCAACGACTGCACGCACTAACGTGGCCTATCGGGTGATTGGTATTATCCGAAGCACTCAGGCAACAGCAGGAACTTGGGCAACTGCCCCCAGCCTGATTCAAGGCGCTGGAGGTAATGCACTCACTGCAATGTCTTCTCTGGGCTATGGCCAAACTTGGCAGGACGTGACTAGCAGTCGTGCATTCGGCACTACCTACTACAACACTACAGGCAAACCAATTGAAGTTGCCGTCGCGGTTACTCGCACCAACGACGTTGCTCGTGTGGATGCAACAGTTAACGGCGTCGCGCTCCCAGCTAATTACACAGGGTCCGCTTCAGCAGAAATGAGGGCGAGAACATCTTTCACCGTTCCGCCTGGGCAAAGTTACGTCGTCACTTCCGGTGCCGGAACTATTCAAAGATGGTGCGAGCTTCGCTAAGGAAACAAATCATGCACTACAAAGCCCCCGACAACAGCCTACACTTCATCGATCCAGAGTTCGCCTACCTGCTGCCGACCGGCTGTGTCCAGATCACCGAGCAGGAGGCAGAGGCCATCCGTGATGCAAATAAACCTATTCAGCCTGTTCCGCAATCAGTAACTATGCGTCAAGCTCGATTGGCGCTTTTGCAGGCCGGTAAGTTACAAGCAGTGAACAACGCAATTGCTTCAATGACCGGCCCCCAAGGCGAGTCAGCACGGATTGAATGGGACTACTCTAACGAGGTGAAACGGGATCAACTGTTAACCATTTCTCTCGCACAGTCTATTGGTATGACTGAATCAGAAATGGATGCACTTTTTATCGAGGCGGCAAAACTGTAATGCGCGTAGCTCTATACATCGGGAAGCACACCAAGGATACGCCAAGTGTCCGTCTAGGGTGGTGGTTGACTCGCCTTGTTCAGAAAGGTGATTATCGAAACGTCACCCATGTAGAAGCTATCTTGAGAGAGTACGAGGACGGATCAGTCCTGATCGGCTCTGCAAGTCTTCGGGATGGTGGCGTTCGCATGAAACGCTGCCACCTGAACCTTGAGCATTGGGATATTGTGAACGTGCCTCAATGGAGCGCAGAGGCCGCAGAGCAGTGGTTTATTGACCATGAAGGCGCGCCCTATGACTGGCGTGGGGCCTTTGCTTCCTGTATGCCTTTCTCGTGGGGCGAGTGGGATGAATGGTTCTGCAACGGCGCTGTTGGGGCCTCTGTAGGCTTAAAGTGCCCTGAGATTTTTGGGCCATCGCAGTTTGCGGCGATCTGCCACAGCCTCAAATGAAGCACTTAGGGGACAAGAAAAGCTGGGCAATCGCCTTTGTGGAGAGCCTCGGGATTTTCTTGTTCAACGCGGCTTTTGTCCCTAGTTTCTACCAAGCTCTTGGAGAGAGTGTCTCTACAGTGAGCGTTATCATCGTCAGTGCTGGGTTGTTCCTTCTTAGGATGATCTGGTTCTATCTCAACCTTAGAATCCGCTTATTTCTTGAAAAGGGAAGGACATGAGACTAAAACGAAAGCTGATACTTTTGTTCGCCTACGCAGCAGCTTCAAAACACGCTATAGCGGCTTCTACAGCAACAGCAGCTACTGCGGCGTTCGTATCGCATGATTGGGTAACGTGGGCGGTTTCCGGGGTTGGGGCTGTGGCTTATAGACTTAGACACCCGGAGGTTAGCAAGGTGGTATCTGTAAGCAATGGAATCATTTCTGTCTTTTTGGGTGGACTTGGTGCACCATGGCTTGTTTCTGTCGCCGTTCCCGGAGTGAGTCAGCCGCCTTTATATCTGGCCGCATTCCTTGTTGCTCTGCTGTGGCCGTATATGTGGGATAAGTACATGCCGAGTAAAAAGGACTGATCATGAATGAAGTGTTTGCTACGTGGGAAAGCATCATGCATCTGATGCTATTCGAGAGAATGCTAGTTGCATTGATAGGTGCTGGTATGTTCGTGCATTTCATCTGCATGGCGGCGGCGGCTCCTACTAAATCTCCTCCCATCGTTCTCCTTTTCCTGTGTTCTATCGTTTTCTCCGCTGTTGGCATGTTCTTCTGTGCTGTCAGTGGAGAGGTAAGGACGATGTGGACACTGCTCATTATTGGTCTAGGGTCCATGCTTCTATTCTGGATTTGGCTCTGGAGGCAAGGTCTGCACGTTAAAGACTTTCTAGAGAAGAAGTACGGATGAACTGGTCAGACTACCCCAACTTCTCCGAGGATGAATTCCGGTGCCGTCATACCGGCAAATCTGCCATGCATCCCGACTTCATGGCACGCCTTCAAAGGCTCCGCACAGCCTACGGCAAGCCCATGAAGATCACCAGCGGATACCGTGATCCTACTCATCCCATAGAAGCCAAGAAATCCGTCCCAGGCGCTCACGCAAGTGGTCGTGCGTGCGATGTAGCCATCCGAGGCGCAGAGGCTGTAGAACTGCTAAAACTGGCCTTGCAGCACGGTTTTACAGGGATAGGCGTCCAGCAAAAGGGAGAGGGTCGGTTTCTCCATCTGGATGATATTGAAGACGGTAGCCAGCCCCGACCGATGCTGTGGTCATATCCCTAGTTTTATAGCAGACTGGATATCCAAGCCCATTTTGTGAACTCTGTAATACAAGGTTGGCTGCGGAATTCCAGAGTTTCTTGACCACTCAGAAATTGATTTGCTGGAGTTACTGATTGAAAATCGCCCTACTCTCCGCAGGCGCTGCCGCAATCGTTGCAAGCATAGCCACATGGCAAGTGCAAGATTACCGCTACGGCGAGAAAATCCAAGAGGCCCGAGCAGAGCAATCCGAAGCAGCACGCAAGGCTATGGAAGCCATGCAACGCGAGTATCAGGCAGACATTGCACGAAAGGACAAGGCACTCAATGAAGCAACAACCCGCGCTCAAAAGAACATGGCTCTTGCTCGTGATCTTGATTCCAATGTTGACAGCTTGCGCGCCGAGCTTGATTCAGCCAGAGCCGAAATGCCCGCCAAAAGTTGCGATGCCGTCCGTAACTACGCAAACGCCCTCGATGACGTATTCCGAGAAAGCATCGAGCGATATTCAGGCTTGGCAAAAGAAGCTGACAGATGCGTCTCAGACCTCAGACTGATGCAGGATGCTTGGCCGGATTAATCTTCTTCGTCATCATCAGAAAAATAATCAAGAATATCTTCCCTAGATTTTCCTTCGCTAATTAGCGTCTTAATGGATCGTATTGTGTTCAGAATGTTTCTCATATCTGATTCACCATTTTCTCTGCACCACTGAGCGCGTTCAGAAAGCAAAGAAAGAACATCATCTACAGTTAATTGACTCATTTCAAATCCTCCGGCACACAAAGCACCCACACTACCTTAACAATCACATAGAGAGCAAGAGTAACTAGACCGCCGATCAGTAGTGCTTCTGTCATTGCATAGCCTTTCCGATTGAGGCGGCAACACGGACGATGGCGCGGCGGGTGGCGGCGCATGGATCGCCCTCATGCCATTCTTCCATGTTTTCTCCTTGGCCGTCAGTAGCTATTGAATAGCCTTCTTCCCAAACTTCAATTCCCATATGCAGCTTCACAGCCAGCCGCAGCGCATCGCCATCGTCTGTTAGTGGGATCCAATCTTCTCCAGTATCAACATTGATAGGCCAAATCCACGAGCCTTCTTCTTGACTTCCTTGGCCGATATTTAGCTTAATGCCTACAGCCTTAGCTGCATACTCCAGCAATTCACGATCAGTCATCACATCCACTCCGGTTTTTTACAAGCCACTATAGCCTTACTAGCCTTACACCTAGAGTCGTCAAACCAGCATTGACAAGACTTCCTCATCTGCTTGTGTAGCTCGATCCTGGCGTCTTTCTTGGCCTGCTGGCGGATTTCATGGTGCTGTCTCATATCCGCGTACTTCATGGTAAACGGAACCCATAGAAACCCGGCTAGCAGGACTAGGACGACGATGGGGCCTAGCTTGTCCACAGCACCACCATAAGCGCCACAGCAGCCACAGCACAGCCCCACATGACTAACTTATCTTGCCAGTCCATCTTTTTCTCAGTGGTATCAAGATAGGCGTATGGGCCGAAGGCTTCGTTCATAGTCCGAGGATACTTGCGAGTGGTGTTGTTCATTTCTTCGCCCCTTGAATAGTCCCCGTTGCAATCACATCAGCTAGCCGCTCCCGAAGCTCTGCCCCGAGGTCTTGGATAGCCATGTTGTTTGGACATGCCTTCATCACAAAATCCACAAACTGTAGGTGTGAGTTAGCCAGCACGACACAGCAAGCACGCCAGTCGATTTCGTTTTTAGGTTGTACGTCCACAAAGTGGTACTCCTTGGGTTTGAGTGGTTCGAACATCATTCCTCCGTAGGGTCTGGCCTAAGCGGCTCGATACTGTTTTCAACATGGTTTGGCTCCCAATGATCGGTCAATTTTTTAGTGAAAATGCACCACCAAGGCGAGTTAAACCGATGCTCTTGGAAGATTCTCCCCGCCCTGTTACTGATCGTCTCATCGCTATTTCCACCAAAAGCCCCAGCACAGGCAGATTGATCAAGTGACTTTGCATAGTGGTAGATGAACCGATAAGACTTCCTGTTGCCTGTGAGATAGAACCTAGGGTAATGCCAGAATACCAGCTTAAAGAACCCAAACCAGATCAGCAGGAAGAAGATTGCCATGCAGATCACTGAGGAACTAGGGCGGTGAAAAATCATGTCTACATGGTAGTTATTTGGGATGGGATTGCTATAGGTGTTTACCCTAGCTTTTCAGCTTTGTATTTGGCAAGCAATCGCTTTTTGTCATGGTGGCCCATCCACTCTAAAACCAGCTTGTTTAGCGCCACATCGCATGGCCCGCACAATGGTCTGTAGTTGTTTCCGTCGCTGCATATCTGCCACTGAAAAACGGCCTTGTCGCCGCATCGAATGCACTTCATCCTGTTGATGCCGATGGCCGTATAGGGCTCTTTACGCTTTGTTTGCCAGCTCACTCAATCCCCCATTGCTTTTTAAGAGCCTCTGTATCCCCTGGTTCCGAATGAATACCTAGAGACATAGACTCACCTTCACAGTAAGGCCCATCATCGAACATCATCACAAACCCAGCGGATTTGATAGACCCGCCGAGCTTGGACAAGACTAGATCAGCTACATCCTTATGGGATAGCTCTGCATGACCTAGATGGCCCCATACAATGAAGCCTTCGGTGCTGTGGTTGATGTATTTCATGTCAAAACGGCGGAGAATCGTCAAAGTCATCGAACCCGCTGGAACCGCCTTTAGGAGGCAGTTGGCGCGCCTTTGCGCCATCATGGCTGGGCTTGCGCGTCTCGGGCTGCACTTTTGGCTTGACGCTCAGACTAAGGAATTTTGTGCCCTTGGCGCTGACACGTGCCCACCCTGAAAGCCAATACTCAACGCCATCAATGGTGATATTGCCCTCATAGTCCGGGTGTTTGTCGGTCTTTTTCTCTTGGGTGCGGAATAGCACGCCTTTGTTTTCGTTGTCGTATGCCATTATTCGCCTTTCAGTGTTTCAGCATGTTTCTTGATTGCAGATCGTACCTTGCTATCCAGTAGCTTCCAAAGGGCCTGCTTTTCTTCGGGATCGGTGATTCCTGACGCTTCCTCATAAGCACCGATTACATCATCTTGGTCGAATTTATCCTTGACGGCCTCTGCCACATCAACAATCAGCGTCATGCGCTTAGGATCGACTCCTACAGGTTGCACAGGGCTATGGACTAAAGGCTGGCTGGAGTCAATCGCATCATGCTCCACAATCTCTAGGGCTGCCACCCAAAGATAACGCCGGATGTAGGTTTCTACCGCACCCAAGTTTTGCACCTCGTGGCAGCCTTTGAGCGCAGCGGTAGACATGGGCGATGTGATAACAATGTAGTCTCGCGGCTCATCAAGATCAACAATGCGAAGCTCTGCCGTTTCCTTGCCAAAGCTAACAAACCCCAACAGGCCGCATTCCTTGAATACTTGCAAAGCAGGAATTATGAAGTCAGCAAGCTCAAAGTAGTAGTAGCCAGCGAACTTGTTGTGCCCGGTCTTTTTAAGCTCCATTGAGTGGAACTTTGCCCGAGCCTCGCTCAGTTTGGTGTAAACGCTCATTTCTTATTCCTCACAAGATACTGCCGATCTTTCTCTACCCGCTCTTGCACCATCTTCCAGCGAAGAGCCTCTTGTTCTTCTTCCCATTCCTCTTGTCTAGCTACAGTCTCGTACCACTCTTGATCCATCACTTCACCCTTTCTCTATTACGAAACTCTCGATTAGCCTTTTCTAGCGGGTCATTGCTTTTCAAGGCAAAGTGAAGATAGCCGAAGATAGCTACCAATGCCAAGAAAAGCAGCAGTATGTTTGCAAGAATATACACAGCACCTCCTAAAAACACCAATACTACAGACTAAAAACACTCATGCAATAGGTGTTTACCCTATGCCAGATCCTTTCCGATGCCGTGGGCGGCTTCAATGGCTTGGGTGATGGCGGCGCTGTGGAATTCTCGGGCATATGACCCTATCTCGACAGGCTTACTGCGCTTCAGCGCCTCCACACACGCCTGCAACGCTGCGTCTTTCTTGGCGCTGTGCTGTGTGATATTTAGAAAGATGTTGTCTCCCCACTCGGCACCAAACACCGCGTACACATCCAGCAGATGCACAAATAAGGCTTCGTATTTTTCTTCCGCCTTCGCCATCGCTTCGCGGTGGGATTGCAGGGTGATGAGTTGTTGTTTGGTGTACCGTTCATCAGTAAGGAGGTGGTCCCACTTGTCAGGAGTAAAAGTTACATCCCAAAGTTGCCCATCCAGATACAGTGCATCTGCCACCACTTTCGGCTCTTTTGCCTGTGCATCGGCGGCCAGCAGGGCGGCTGCTTGCTTGTCTTGGATGTTGCCGAATTTGCGGTACTGTTCGCTGTAGTAGGCGATCAACTCCGCTCGCTTATCGTGTTGTGTGGTCATGGGGTGTCCTTTCAATGACGAATGCCGCCGATAGGTTCAGGGCCAGTTTCCTTACCGAGCAATACGGGACTGCTATGTGCGGCAGACCCCTCAAGCTGTTGGGCGAAATTCTTTTCGGCTTCTCGTTGCGTTTCCTCTGACCCCATCATGCAGTCAAAGCAAATGGGCTGGCCGTCTTTTCCATACGGCCGCGTTTCGTGGTTTTGGTGGCAGAGATAGCACTTCATTTCCCACCCCCTTCCAGCACTTGATTGGCGTGGGTGATGGCGGCAATTTCATCCAAGATGCACTTGAGTTGACCGCGCAAAACAGCAGAATCATCACCCCCACCTGAAAACTCAGCGTGGTACTTGATATTTTCCAGCGCAGCACGGTGCTGGGCGATCAGGCTCATGTGCTCTCGCAAGCTGTCTTGTGTGGCTTGTAACAGCGACCAGTCGTATTCTGTAAGCTCTCCCTGCGCTTGAGGCTGGTCAATCTTGATTTCTTTCAGCGCTGCTGCGTGGCAGGCTATAGCGTGCTCTTGCCCCGGCGAGTTTTTCACAAAGACCCACTGCCCGCCAGCATCCTCCCACGCCCATCCGAAACAGTCGTGAACCGTCAAGGATTCCTTGATAGTTGCCGGTCTTTCCCGGCTGTCAGTGGCTGTAACCACATCCTCAGCAGCACCACTGCGAAGGAATTTCATAATCTCGTTGCGTGCAGCCAGTGCATCAGCGTAGGTCTTGTGCACACTAATGTTCGTCCATCCTCCGCCAGCCCACTTATCCAAGAAGAACTCGTTGTTGACGTGCTCGATCTGCATGTTGAAGTCATCAGCTTCGGTGTAGGCGCATCCACGGGGGCCTGGGGCAAATTTAGGTTGCGGCATTTTTATTCCTTTGACTTGCAGTTTTTAAATTCCTGACAGCAGGTATCCACCATGCCAAGCGGGCAAACACTCCGCTCTCCCTGCGCTTGAGGCTGGGGGTGCGGGGTTTGGGTTGTGATGCCGTGGGCGGCTTCGACTGATCTGAGCAGTTTCACGGCGCTACGGTATTCGTCGTCTGTCCACTCGGCACCGCCTGCGTGCTTCTCGATCAGGCGGTCTACCTCTTGCTCCGTCAGCGGCTGCGCTGCTTGCTGGGGGCGGGTGTAGACCGGAATCCGTCCCGCCGAATCGTCGCTATAAATTTCCGCGTAGGAGTAGTGGCCAAGCGTCATGCCTTGCAGATTGTCTGCATTCACATATCCCACCGCCTCCCCGCCCTTGGCGTCAGCTTCCAGGAGGGCGGTTATCTTGGCCATCTTTCGATTAAATTCGCTGCCGCCGATGGTGTGGTCTTTTGCGAACTGGATCAACTCCGTCCGCTCATCTTGTTGGGTGGTCATGGGTGGTCCTTCAAAACTTCAAAAGTTCACGGCGCGCAGTTCGCAAAATGCGAAGACGACGCACAGCCTCTTTCATGGTGCAATGGCTCGAAAGCAAGTAATCGAAAGAATCGATGACCGCCGAAGCTTGAAGCGCAACCTTTTGATCGACGCTCTTGTCAGCCCGTTGACTGTGAATCAGCGCGTAGCAGATCGTCGGATCGATGGCCGGGTTTTGGATGAACATCATCCCGGTGCCACCGATCGGAACGGGGGAGAACATGGCGGCTGGAATTTTCTTAACCGTCATGCTCCCGCACCTTCCTTTCTGCCCAGCACTTCATTGGCTTGGGTGATGGCTGGATCAATACGCAGCCACGCAACATCCTCCGTAGCTGTGCCGATGCCTTTTCTCAGGTATGCCATTGCGCTCTTCGCAGCAGAAACCTTCTTCATATTTTCCAGCGCCTCCACACACGCATCCAGTGCTGCGTCTCTCTTGGCGATGGCTTCGCGGAGTTCTCGGCATTCTTTCATTGCCCAACGCTTTGACTCGTTGGCGCGCTCAAGCTCCCACCCGTGAACCCATCCAACTGTAGGCTCCCCCTGCGCTTGAGGCTGGGGCTCAGGTGGTAAAACAGAAGGCACAGCATCCCACTCTCCCCATGGTTTCGCTTGAGGCTGGGCGGTACTTGCCCGTTCGAAACGATCCCAAGCCTTACTCACTGATGGCTGTAGAAGCTCGGCTATTAACTCCTCAACATCCGCGACGGCGTCATCAAATCCGTAGGCGCTGCTCCACTCTGGGCGCTCACTGCCAAGCACTGCATCGCACAGCCGATCAATGATTTCATCGCGTTGGTCTCGCTCTCGGATTAGCTGCTCAATTTCACGCTCCGGATTCGCCCCCTCTGGCGCGGCAGGGGATGCGGAGAGCGGTTTTACGTTCACCCACGAGCTGCCGGGTTGCCCGACTTCGTTGCTGTTGGTGCAGGCGTTGTCGTGATGAGTAGCCTTAGGGCATCGCTTGTTCCCGCAATCGGGGCACAACACCATCCGCATGTCATTGAGCGTGACGGGCCGGCAAGTCTCGCACCAGCACTGCGCCGCTGCCTCTGGCTGGGAGAGGGCGTAAGCGGCCCGGCGCACATCTTCTGTGCTGATGGTCGCGTCAAATGCGGTCGGTAGCGGCCCATCGAAATCCGCTTGCAGGGAATGGAATAGCTTAGCAAATGGCTTCAGCGCCTCACGCAGCGCGTCGTGGTTCGTGTTCATTGTGTGCCTTTCAAATATTCGTCAATCGCCCGCAGTTGTCGCAGCATTTCGCCAGTGCCTCGCGGATTGGTTTCGAAGTCTTCCATTTCAAAACCTCAAAGTAGCCATTAAAACGCGAGTGCCGCACATCTTCTCGCTCCAGTTTTGCGGGATGTTCACCGGATTCGTGTCGTTCGTCGGATCGTCCTCACCTTTTGCATTTGCATTGATCTTGTAGCAACTCAGGCTGATAGACGCCTTTTTGTACGTGTACCCGACACCGAGAACCGGCCCTACATTGATTCGTTGCTTGTAGTCAAAGTGAGTCGGTCCTGTGTCCACATCCTGCCTCCAGATACGAACATTAACACGCGGACGGTGGGCGTAGATACCGAGCTTCACGAAAGCTTTACCAGGGCCTACCGTCCACTCAGGAGCTACAGACGCCTCAAATCCACGAGTACGCCCGTGTGTATCCCACTTGTTTAAGTCCTCTGGACGGCATCGGCTCATGTCATAGCAGCCACCGCCAACGCCGGAGTAGTTCGCATCCTCGCTGGTTGCCCACGCTTCTCCACGCACGTTACCAAGGTCAAGCCAGCCAAAGCGATAACGCAGGCCGTTAGACCAAGCATTGAACCAATTCGGATGGTGGCTAGTGGCATCGGTAACGCCGATGTAATACGCAGGACTCAGCAGGTCAAAAGCATGGGGAAATTCTTTTTGCCAGTACTGTGAGTTCGGCGGCTTGTTCCAGCGGGTCTGGCCTGCGCCGATTTCAATGTCAAGAGCATTAGCCGACAGACTAAAAAGTCCGATGATAAATGCGATGATGGTTTTCATGATTGAATCTCCGATGCCTTGATTACATCAGGCTTACCGTAAAGCTCCATGCTGGCACGGCGGGCGATGACTTTATCTCGCTCTTCTTCCAAGATCGCGCAGATGATGGAGCCATCAGCACGTTTATCCAGCAAGATCGCCATGATTTCGTCTGCACGGTCTAAAACGATTTCAGACAGATCAAATCTATCAAATGCCTCAGACTGGCGACGGATAGCGTCCATACGCTCGTATTCTGTTACAGGCTTGCCGTAGTAATCCTCAAGCTCTTTGTCTGTGGGCGGGAAGTCGTTGGGGCCGCGTGGGTTAGTCATGTTTACCTCAGTAGTTCTCGGCTTCAATCCGAGTAATGAAGAAATGAATTCCGTTAGCGCATTCTTTCTGCCAATCGTCAGAAAAGCCATCAGGATAAACCCGAGTGCCTACGACATATTCAGTCTTTCCGTCATGCTGGCTGATCGCATTTCCTCCGAAAACCTCCAGAACATCAGCATATTCGGCGCGGCACTTGCGGCCAAATGCATGACTACGCTTAGCAGATTCAGGGATGCGCAGTTTGACAATCACATCGCCTTTACACTTCTTCCAGCCGATCAAATCGCCTTCGGGAAGGATGCGAGTTTGAGCGATAGCGTAATCTGCGTTTTTGGCACCGCTCAGGTCGGCACCGCTCAGGTCGGCACCGCTCAGGTCGGCACCGCTCAGGTCGGCACCGATCAGGTCGGCACCGCGCAGGTGGGCACCGATCAGGTCGGCACCGCGCAGGTTGGCACCGATCAGGTTGGCACCGCGCAGGTTGGCACCGCTCAGGTCGGCACCGCGCAGGTGGGCACCGATCAGGTCGGCACCGCGCAGGTTGGCACCGATCAGGTTGGCACCGCGCAGGTCGGCACCGCGCAGGTCGGCACCGCTCAGGTTGGCACCGCTTTTAACAGCCGCCTCCAACGTATGGCGCATCGCCAATCCGCTAGAAACGGTATCCGGCACATCGCATTCAAACAGAACTGCGCCAGTAAAACGAGAGAGAATTTGCTGTTTCATATAACCTCCTATTGGTTGATGTGGCTTAATAATGCCATGCCCAGCAAAAAAAACCATAGGTGAAAACCCTACCTACATGTAACAGACCTAAGGGTTTATCCCTATAGTAAAGGCTATAGGCTGGGTGTATTCTGTGGGTGTTTTATAGGAGAAATCATGCACACCAAAGGACCGTGGGCTGTTTTGCCGGAAGAATGCGATAAACCATATATCAGGATTCGCGGAACTTTACCTGGAGGCCGTTACAAAGTGGCAAATGTTTTGAAGCCTATTTATGACGGTGTTCATGAGCAAGAGGCAAAAGAAACCAGAGACAACGCCAAGCTAATAGCAGCAGCACCGGATTTGCTAAAGTCTTTGAAAGGTGTTTTACACGCAGTGAGTCCATACATGGAACAAGATGGCTATTTGACAATCCGGATCGGACTTGCCCGCTCCGCCATCCGTAAGGCTACCGAATGACAGAGGCCCAAGAGCGGCTATTATCAGAGCGCATCCTAGAAAGCGCCAAGCAGATGGCCCACATCATCGCAAAAGAACGAGACTCTCCAGAGGATGAGCAAGCCTTGGGGCAGGCTGTATTAATGCGAGCATTGGAAATGGCTACACCTCATTTAAGCGCTGAGGGTAGGGCTAGGATGTTTTTTGTAAAGGAGTGAGATATGAATTGCAAACCGGGTGATATGGCGATTGTTATCAACTCGCAAGAAATGAAAGAAACGGGCCTTGTTGATAAGCTTTTCAAGCTTAAATCCATTGGAGGCACTACCCTAAATGGGCATCCATATTGGACTTATGAGGGTCCAGAAGTTTATTGTGAATGTGGTTGTGGCTCACAAATAAATGGTATTGGCGATAACGTATTGCGCCCAATCCGCCCCGGCGAAACCCCCGAAGAATCCATAGAAGCAATGAAGAAACTACATGATCTTGAGAAGGAGAAAGTATGACTAAATCACAAATCAAAGCAGAGCTTCGGCGGTCTGCGTGTGAGGATATTAATCCTTACAAATCAGTAGCACAATATGCTTTTGATGCTGCTGGAGAATTTCGCTGGGGTGACGGAGTTTTAGATGATGCGACTAAAGATCAATTGCGCATCTTCTTCCTTCTAGTAGCCGAGGCCCTATGAACTGGGATGACGGTACACCACGCAGCACACACACTGCATTTACCTAGAACACAGGCGAACCATCCATCTTTGCCAAAGACCCATACTTCACCCGTAAAGGTAGGGAAGGTCTAACCAACTCAGCTAGGAGATTGAAGTGAAACGAGACATTGAAAAGAAAACCGGCTGGCCTGCAGGGCTTATGCAGGATGACCATCCGCTTTTAAGCAAATGGCTTGCTAGTCGCCCTGATGCGCGTTATATCGTGCGCAAGGTTTGCCGAGAAATCGCAGGAAAAAGGAAGGCCTCATGAACCACTCTATCCTAATCCAATTCACCACTACAAAGCCTCTACCCAAAGACTTTACAGACCTTGTAGCTGGAAGAGTCTATACCCTTGATATAGTAGAAAAGAAAGAGTGTGTAGCCCGACTGTTGAGTGAGGAAGAAGTTAACTTGTTGAAGGAGAAAGAATGAAAGCAAAACAAATTGTCGAATGGTTACGCTCAAAACTTGGCGATGATTATTCGCCTTATCGCAATCGCTTTTGGGTTGAACATGATTATGCTTTTGGAGATACTGAATCCGGATTCAGTTCTGCCTATACGATTGACTATGAGGCGTTAGAAAAAGAAATGGATGAATGGATCGCAAAAACTTTTCCTAAGGAGCAACAATGAAAACCCAAAAGCAACGCATCCTAGAAGCCCTCAAGAACTGGATCAGCCCGGCGGAAGCATTCCGCCAGTGCGGTACGATGAAGCTGGCTACCAGGGTGGGAGAACTACGCCTAGAAGGCCATCAAATTGACTCACAGTGGGCCGATAACAAGGCTTACAAGGTCTACCGCCTGCGCCCTGCAAAGCCGCAAACCAAATGGGTGAAGTGATGCAGAATAAACGCGCCCCATGGCCATGGCCAATTCATAACGGACTAACCCTATTGCCAGCAAATAAGTTTGATCCGAGCAAGGTGCCGGATGCGCCGTATTGACTCACGTTTAGCATTGTCGTAAAATGCACATCAACGCTTGCAGGCGTACCCAGTAAAGCTCTACCTATCTCCTGCCGGTACTGGCCGGTCCTGCAACGCAGCAATGCGAGGGGATAGATAGAGCTTTTTTCGTTTAGGCTTATGGCTACTCTAAAGCTCAAAAAGAAGCCGAGGACATCGCGCAACATCCTAGGAATGCCAGCATCCGACATGCTTGGCAAATATGCTGTTGCAAGGCAGCTATCGGACGTTAAATCAGTCCGCTTTACTTGCTACCACGACACCAGAGAATCAGCCGAGGAAGAGGCCGCTAGGCTTGCAAAGACGGCTAACCACTACCGTTATTTTGTGCTTGAGATTATCGGCACTAGGGGCGCGTAATGGCTGGCGACTGGATCAAACTTCAAAAAGACACCCCTGACAAGCCGGAAGTTCTTGCAATCGCTTCTAGGCTTGGAATTGATCCAGATGCGGTAGTCGGAAAACTGGTCCGCGTCTGGTCTTGGTTTGACACTCACACCACTGACGGTAACGCTTCGTGCGTTACATTTTCGTTTCTTGACCGTATCACTGGCGTTACAGGGTTTGCGGAGCAGATGGCGCTTACCGGCTGGCTAGTACAGAATGGGCATGATTTAAGCCTTCCAAACTTCAATTACCACAACGGAAACACAGCAAAAACAAGAGCATTGACAAAAAACAGGGTAGAAAAGGCAAGAAGTAACGCAGAAAGTAACGCACCGAGCGTTACAAAAGCGTTACCAGAGAAGAGAAGAGAAGAGAAGAGTAATTCCGTACCTAAAGGTACGGGCGCAAAAGCGCCGCTCACTCCAGACGAAATAATCTTCGGGTACGGGGTCCCATTGCTTACCAACGCTGGGACGCCTGAAAAGCAGGCTAGGACGTTCTTGGGTGGCCTGCGGAAATCTCACGGTGACGGTGAGCTTGTAGACGCATTGCGAGAGTGCATCCGTGCTAAGCCGCTACAGCCTCTGGAATGGCTGGCAAAGGTGCTCCCGCCAAAAGGTGCGCCGCCGAAGCTGAACAAGCAGGAGGCATTGGAAGCCTCAAACCGCGCAGTGGTGAAACGGTTGCTCGAAAAGGACGGACATGGAATACAGTAAAAAACAGGATTTTTTCCAGATGGTTGCAGATGTGATGAGTTACTACAAGCAGGACACATCCGAGTTCATGCTTAACGTTTTTTGGGATGCCTGCAAAGACTTGGAGTTTGAAGCCGTGTCCAAGGCTTTTAATTCTCACGCCAAAGACCCGGACAAGGGCCAATTTGCGCCGAAGGTGGCAGACATTGTTAGACTTCTTCAAGGCACAAAGACGGATCGCTCTATGGTGGCTTGGGGCAAGGTTTACGACGCAATGTGCAGCGTCGGAGCCTATACGGATGTGTGCTTTGATGAGGCCGCGATTAATGCCGCTGTAAACGATTGTGGCGGATGGGTGAAGATGTGTAGAACCAGCATGGAAAACTTGAGCTACCTACAGCACCAGTTTTGCAAGAGTTATTCCGCATACGCTGGCCGCAGCGACTACGAATATCCGAAGGTATTGATTGGGGAAACCGCATCGGCTGCACTGTTTGCAAAGCGCGGACTAAAAGCGCCGGAGCCTAGAATGATCGGGAATGAGCAGGCCGCGAAAAACGTCTACCAAGGCGGATTCACTGCTATCGAGCGCGGACCTAGAAGCATTGGAGCATTGCTTGCTGGTGTTACAAATAATGTAGGGTAAACACCTATAGAACCACAACCATCCAGAGGCTAGGATAAGGCATGTAATCTACGAGACGTAACAAAAAGCATAAATCAGCAAAATCAGCACAAACCAAGAAAACACAACCAATCAGGATTTGCCGGAGTCTATTTGAAAAAAGGTAAAAATAGGTTTGTTGCGCAAATAGAGACAGGTGCAGGGAAAAAACACATCGGATATTTTGATACCCCTGAAAAAGCCCATGAGGCATATTTGGAAGCAAAAATGATTTACCACGGCGACGCCGCAAGGAGAGCAGAATGAGCAGGGATAAGTTTGAGGAGTGGTGGGAATCTTGCCACGAATTTAAGGACGGACGTCCAACAACTTATGAAATGTGCGAAATGGCATGGCTAGCAGGCCGTGAATCCATGAGGGATGAGGCTGCTGAGATTGCAGCAGAACAATGGGTAAAAGACCCTAATGTATCAGCATGCGACAGAATTAAGAGCATCGAACCATGACCAAGACCTACGCCCTAAGACGCCTTCTAGAGCATGGAGAGCTAAGATTCCGTGAGATAGTAGAGATAACCGGATGGAAGCCTAGCGAGGCTTGGGGAGCGATTCAGTGTCTGATGAGAAAAGAGATTGTGTCTGCCGATGGGATTTATCAGCGGACTGTTTACAGGCTTGCAGAATGACCATCCTAGAAAAGCTAACCAAGCTCCGAGACAGCTACAAGAAACAGCAGAAGTTTCTGGAAGCAAAGGCAGTACAGAGGGCTATTGATCTTGTGCGGAAATGAACCTAACCACAGCCCGACAAACAACCCTAGACTGGCTAATCAAGCTATCAAAGGAACCTGGTTGGAAAAACCACGCATGGCACAGAGCAAAAGAGCTAGACAAAGACCAGAGCGGGTTGTATTGTGGAATTGCGAACGAGTTAAAGAACGCTATGAGGAAATCGAGCGAAGAAGCAAAGAAAGCTGGGGGCTGAATTGAGATACGCACTCCGTGTAGACGCCAATCAAAGCCAGATAATCAGCGCACTAGAGGCCGCAGGAGCTAAGGTAATGGTCATTGGAAAGCCTGTAGACCTGCTGGTAGGGTTTAATCGACGGTTCGCGCTGTTTGAGGTAAAGGACGGCGCAAAATATGCCAGCCAGCGCAAGAAAACGGCCCTACAGCAGCGTTTCTTTGAGTTGTACGAGGGTTACCCAGTCTGCCTTGTCGATGGCCCTGAGGCCGCGATACGTGCACTGAATGTGCTAAAGGCTGGATGAAAACACAGACTAGGGTAAGCACCTATTGTTTTATTCCATAGAGAGGCGATGATTTAGGCGTGTACTTAGAGGTGGTGCGGCGTGGAAGGGCACGCGCCAAAGCAAAGGAACAGCAATGAAGATCGAAGTAGAAGCCAGCGCACTAGACAAGATCAAGGCCATGTGTGAGCGTTTGCAGCAGGAGAGGGATGAGCTTTATTGGGCTGTTAGTAACATGGCAACTTGCGATGATGCGGTAAGTCAAAGCAAAGCAATGGACGATTGCATTTTGTTGGCTCTTAAAATGGACGCACCAGCCATCCGTGCAAGCAAATGAGCGAACCCAAAGACCCACATGAATAAATAACAATGAGCCTTTTTGATAACGTAAAGCCAATTCCAGATTGGGAATCTTATGGCATAACCAAAGATGGATTAATTTACAGAATTGGTAAAGCAAAAGGCGCAAAAGTTGGCAAACAAATAAAACCGCACTTGCATACAAAAAGAGGCTATTTAACAGTAAGACTTTATCAAAAAGATAAACAAAAAACGTTTGACGTTCATAGGCTGGTTGCAATTACTTATTTTGGTGAAATTCCATTTGGTATGGATGTATGCCATAAAAATGGGATAAAAACAGATTGTCGTTTAGATAATCTTCGAGTTGGCAGCAAAAGCTCTAACGAGATGGACAAGATAGATCACGGGACATCAAATCGCGGCGAAAGAAATGGCAACAATAAATATTCAGAAAGTCTCATAAAAACCGCTAAAAATAGGATTGCTGCAAAAGAAGACATAAAAGAAATTTCACAGTCTCTTGGTATAAACATTCGCCATCTAAAAAACATAAAAAATGGCTATAAATGGAAATGGCTGTAATGGAAGACAACAATCCGCGATCTGCTGTAGAGTACCTCATTAAGACAGCCCCCAGGTTCGCCAAAGCCAAGGCTGAGAGGGTCTATGTGGAGAACTTTCTCAGAAGCAAGAAAAGCCTGCTCATGGCTCAGACCGAAGGAGCAGTAAACGCAAAGGAAGCGTATGCCTACGCGCATCCAGAGTACATCGAGCTACTGAAAGGGCTTAGAACTGCTGTAGAGGCCGAGGAAACGCTAAAGTGGAAGATGACTGCTGCCGAGCTATCAATTGAGGTATGGCGGAGCCAAGAAGCGTCTAACAGAGCGCAAGATAGGGCTACAAAATGATTCTTAAAACACCACGCCAGCGTAACCAGCACTTGCTAGACATGGCGCAAGGAAAGCCGTGCCTATTTATGGCTGTAGAGTCTTGCCAACTTGACTATGGACAAACCACGGTAGCCGCGCATCAGAATGAAGGCAAAGGAAAGTCAAGAAAGCAGGACGATCATAAAACAGTCTGGGGCTGCGTGAATTGTCACACATGGTACGATCAATCTGGAGCGCCTTTAGCAGAAAAGCGCAGGGCATTTGAGGCAGCATACGAGCGACAGAAACAAGCGTGGCGGGAGATTGTGTCAAACATGACAGCAAAACCAAAGGATCGCGCAGCAGCAATGTGGGCGCTTGGAATGATCTCTCCTGGTGCATAGGCTTGCGTCCCTCCTACGCAGTTGCCGCCTATGCATCATTCAGCCCCGAGGGTTCTAGCAGGCCCTTGGGGCGCTTTTTAGGACAAACATGGACCATCCGACACTTCCCTATGACTGCTGCCGCTGTGCAGGCGTATCAACCGATGAAGGCCAGCTTGTCTCGCCGTGCAACACATGCAGGCGCGTGCTGTGGGCTAAACCTGCAGGGCCGCGCTCTCCGTGGATGAATCCGCCGCGCAGTTACAAAGACGGAACATGCAAAGAACACTGGCCTGTATAAATAAACACTAGGGTAAACACCTATTGTATTTAAACCTACAGAGAGGATAATAGAGACAGTGCCATGAAGTAGACACATCGCATGACTGGAAGCCCTGGCGACATGATCGAGCAGGCGGCAGACAGAAACGGTGACGGCGCGGCAAAAAAGCGACCTAGTAGCATGCAGCCCGAAAAATGCGGAAGGTAGCCCGGTGTGTCTTCTTTATGGTGCCATGAAGTTAGAGAATTGGCAGGTATGAGGCCGGTCATTTGGGCTTGTCGAGCGAAGTTGCTGCAGCAAAGCGTGTCCGACCCATTCATCCCGGTGCTCTGTGCGGATCGCAACCGCAACAATTCTCTATCTTGATGGCAAGCATGTTCTTTTAAGCTGGTTTTATTAGTAGTGGGGCCAGCAAGCACGCGATGCGGTCATCGTGCCGCAAACTTGCCATCAACCCAAACTGAAAGGCAAGCATGGAAAAGCAACCCAGCAAGCTAAAAGGCCGCAAACTGGAGCCTAAATACCGCGATCCAGAGACAGGCAAGACATGGGCGGGGAGGGGCCGCAAACCCGCTTTTGTAGTTCATGGACTTGCAATTGGCAAAAAGCTAGAAGACTTCAAGATTTGATCTTGATTTAATATGGCTGATGAGCCATAATTCCAAAATTAACTATTTTGGAGTAAGCAAATGTTTAAAAATCTTTCCGGACAAATGGTTGGATTTTGGTTGGTTGGTGAAACATTTATGCGTGACCACGTGAGGTTTTACAGTTGCTTATGTACATCTTGTGGTATTAAAAAAGAAGTTAGATCACATGCGCTAGTAAGTGGAAAAACTAAATCATGCTTACGATGTGTGCTTGTTAAAAGAAATAAAGAATCATCTACCCATAACGAAACAAAAACGCGCCTTTACAAAAGATGGGATGGAATGAAGCGTCGAGTAAAAGACGAAGAAAAAAATTATCTTGCGCTTCAAATAAAAATTTGTCCAGAATGGGAGAAGTTTGAAAATTTCAGAGACTGGGCATTAAAAAATGGGTATAAAGATGGCCTAACAATTGAAAGAAAAAATCCGTTTGGTGATTACGAACCATCAAACTGCACATTTGTCACAAACAAAGAACAGCAAGCAAACAAACTAAACACGATTAGGCTTGCAGATGGATCAATGGCTTGGCTTACGGCGCAAGCAAACGGGATCAGCAGAAACGCATTTGATAATCGCAGACGCAGAGGATGGAGTATTGAAGATGCTTGCACGAAACCAATTCGTAAGGCTGCCGAAGTTTTTGCACGGCAAGGATAAAGAGCAGTACAGGATTTAAAGGTTACGGGGTGAATGCGGAGTGCTGATCCGCACTGACAACAAAGCTGTGCCGATCTAAAGCAGAATGCCCGGTGACACCGGGAGGCGGATGACTGATCGGATCATCCTCAGCCCGTAGGGCGGATAGTTTATACAAAGCCGGAAACTACAGCACCGGCCACCCCACCACTGCCGTTAGTTCAAAGGATTAGAACAAGACGTTTCTACCGTCTAGATGTGGTTTCGATTCCTGCACGGCGGGCCAAAGACACAGTAAAATTTACAGGTCGAAAGCCTATATAGGGCATTCAGTCCGCAGTGTGAACAATTCCCACGCCATCCGAGGAATTGGAATATCCCCCGTTTCCCACCTGATCCATGTCCTAATGTGGACATAGACTACTCTGGCCGCCTGGGCCTGCGTTAAACCGGCCTGTAGGCGTTTTTCCTTGATCTCCAAGGGCGTCATAGCATGTCCTCGATTGCCTTTGCCAGCGCCCCGACAATGGCCCAAAGGATGGTCACAAAGAACCCAGCCAGGAAGAAGTAAAAGAGTAGTTCAATCATAGCCCGATCTCCCGAAGAATCAGCAGGAAGCGCCGATAGGGCAAGGGCTCGATGCCGAGAGAGGCACATCGGGAAAGGTGAGAGACGTATTCATTGCGGGTATTCATGATTGGCCTTTCTGGGTTAGGCTGGGAGAATAGGGACGCATTCACCGGTCTGGAAATAGTGGGCACGCTGGCGGAAAGCAAACGAATGATCGAATTTACCCGCCATGGCGTCGGCCCGATCTTGCAGGCACCGTGCGAAGTAGGATTCTGGATTGTTTACCCTGACGCGGCCTTCTTGAACTTCAGCGATGCAAGCCATGGCGTTGTCAGCGTACCATTGGCGCGTCTGCTGGATGGTTTCAGGTGTCAGATTCATAGGTTACTCCAATCGGGTCAACACGCCCGGTATTGCGCCCAGGATGCTAGGCGCAATGGCTGGCTGGTTGTCAAGCCTTAGGCGTGAAAACGTGATAGTGGTCGCCTTCAAACACGCCAGCAACCGTAGGCGTATAGAAAGGCGTATCCCAACTCATGGCGCGAAGCAAAGCCCGGCAGGCCATGGCATGGTTTTCTTCGATGTTCAGTGCATCATCGTAGCTGACATAGATTGTCTTGGCTTCGCACTTGGCTTGGATACGGGAGCCGCGAGTGTTAGTCGGGCCGATGTAGCGGGTGCGGATTGCTTGCATGATTATTTCTCCAGAGTGTTAAAGGAAGGCCGATATCTAGTCGGCATGGGTGAATGATAGTGACAGAATGGCAGGATGGTATAGGGATTAACCCTTAGATCAAGGCTTTGCAGAGCGCGTCTGCTTCGGTGCTATCGAGCGCAGAATCGAAAGCCTCAAGGTAATCGGAAAACTGCGGATGGTTGCGCGGCAGCAGCTTGCCAGTGCCAGTTCGATGCGACTGAACAATCAATCCAGGACCGACAAGGCAAGCGTTATACCTGCTAGAGTTATGCAGTTCGCGGGAGACTTTGGGCATTGCTGGCCGTGCCGGGATATTGTCGAGGGCATTCATTTCTATCTCCTAGTGGTTGCTGATGGTTCAATTATCGGCACTAAATGACAGAATGCCATTAGGGTTTATACTTAGAAAGCACTGATTCTTTACACAGTGAGTGTAAACACTTAGAATGAGGGCATCCGGAGTCTATCGGGAATGCCTGTCAGCAAAGCCAGCAGGAAGCCGCAAGGTGTAGATAAGGCGATGCATGGGCTCAACGTTCTGGCCGGATCATAGAAGCGCACAGAAGGCCCCAGGCGCAAGCAGTAGGCTACTTGCCATGCTCCGGATGTTCACCTCAGCCGGGAGAGCAGACAAGGCCAAGGGACTGCGGGAGACGGGACTAGCCCCGGTAAGCCCTTGGAGCATTGCAGAGCTAACGAACTGCAAAGCCCTAGAACAGCCTGCAATCCGATTCAGTTCGGAGGCAGGACTTTACCTAGAAATACCACATCAGCGTATTGACAATGTTAGCAAGCGCTAACGTATAATCACCTCGCGCGTGCGCACGCGATATAGATAGGGATAGATCAGCGCCAGGATGATGCAAGCGAAGCAGATGGATGAGAGATAGCTGAGAGATGCCTGAGAGATGCATGAGAGGGACCATCGACTGCCCTTACATTCACAGTTCTTATCAAAGCCAGAGAGTTTGATAACCTACACTATAGTAAGCACTAACATACAGGCTAGGATGTAGCAGATACGATGCCCATTATGTTAAGCAAGCACCTGAAGTGAGTGATGTAAGTGCTTGCTACTGTTGGAATAGACAGAAGTGAGCGATCACTAGGGGGGGGGAGGGTGTGAGTTGTGGTGAGATAGTTGTTGTATCCTCCTCCCCACATGAAAAGAGAAATTGGACTCGAAAAGGAAAATCCGAATGGACCTTGAAGATGAAGAGCTGGATGAGTTGATTGATTTGAGTTCCAGGCCTGTGAAGGAGCTGACTAGGAAAGAGAAGTCCAAGCTGAATAAGGAGGCTTGGAAGATGAGGAATATGAACCCTGTGGTGAAGGCTAGGGAGCCTGTAGCTACGACGAAGGGTAAGAAGCAGAGGATGGAGGACTTCAAGGAATATCTCTTGAGTGATCCTCGTGCTACCAAGGTGATTCGCAAGACGTTTGAGATTGCTATGGATGATGATCATCCTGGGCAGATGGCGGCGTTGAAGATGTGTGCGGATCGGATTCTTCCTGTCAGCCTGTTTGAACCTAAAAAGGGTGGGAACAGGACTGCTGTGCAGATTAACATCACTGGGATTGGTGAATCTCCGATTACAATAGACAACGATACCGGAGAGATTGATGAATCCTGAAACAAAGATTTTTCTTAATAATCATAAATGCGGCGATTCTCATAAAAGAGATGCTGCTTTGTTGGTTATTAATTCAATGAGCAATTCTTCTTTAGAAGACAGGGCGTTGATTTTGGAATACGCAACATCAAAAATAAAAGAAATAAACTGCAATATTGCAAAAATGACATACGCTCATGCTGTTGCTGAAAAACTGTATTTTTTTACTGATGATCTTTTAGTGCTATGGGATGAGCCTTCTTTAAAAGAGCTTATAGGAGTAGTTGATGAATAGTCTCGAACTTTATCCTTCTACGGAGCTTGAGATTTTTCATGAAAATGGGAAGTTTTGTCCTGTGGCTGCTTCAGGGACCTGATGGCAAATCTTAATTTCGAGCTTTTGGGATGGCAGAGGAAGGTTCTTCCTGATCCGTCTCGATTCAAGGTAGTAGTTGCTGGAAGACGTTCAGGCAAGTCTCGTCTGGCTGCTGTTTCCCTTCTCATTGAAGCCCTGAAATGCCCTAAAGGTTCTGGAGTGATGTACGTCGCTCCTACTCAAGGTCAGGCAAGAGTCATTATCTGGGACTTGTTGATGGACTTGGGGCATGAGATCATTGCCTCATCCCATGTGAATAACATGGAGATAACTCTGGTCAACGGGTGTGTTATTTACGTCCGTGGTGCTGATAGACCGGATACCCTTCGAGGCATGGACCTGTGGTATGTCGTCATGGACGAATACGCAGACATGAAGCCGATTGTGTGGGAGCAGGTTATCCGTGCTGCTTTGTCTCGCCATAAGGGCCGGGCTTTGTTTATTGGGACTCCAAAGGGAAGAAACCACTTCTACGACCTTTATCAGATTGGAGTTCATGAAAAAGACGATGAATGGAAGTCATGGCTTTTCTATACAGCAGACAACGAACTCATCGACCCCGCTGAAATCGAGGCTGCAAAGAGAACTCTGAGTACCTTTGCTTTTCGCCAGGAATACTTGGCTGACTTTGATAACGCTGGGACGGATGTTTTCAAAGAACAATGGTTGAAGTTTGGGAAAGAACCAAAACCGGGCTCTTATTACATCGCGGTTGACCTTGCAGGTTTTGAATCCGTAGGCCAATCAGCCTCTAAAAGCAAAAAACGACTCGACCAATCAGCGATTTGTGTCGTCAAACAACAAGATGACGCGAAGTGGTTTGTCAGGAAAATTGAACATGGACGCTGGGATATTCGTGAAACCGCCATCCGCATCCTTAAAAACATCCGTGAATTCAAACCCATGAAGGTAGGGATTGAAAAAGGCTCTCTTTTTAACGCTGTCATGCCTTACCTCAGTGAACTGATGAGGAAAAACAACCAGTTCGCCCACATCCAACCACTTACCCACGGAAATCAGAAAAAGAACGACCGGATTATCTGGGCGCTCCAAGGTAGGTTTGAACACGGTCGGATCATCCTGAATGAAGAAGAAAACTGGGATGAGTTCAAGGACGAGTACCTCATGTTTCCGACTTCCAGCGTCCACGATGATTTGATTGACGCCCTCTCCATGATCGACCAGATGGCTGTTACAACCTACATCGAGGATGAGGAATACGACTACCAGCCTCTGGACACAATATCTGGGTACTGAGTAGAATGTAAGCAATTACTCACTTTGGGCTAACATGAAGATTCAAAACAAGGGCGAGGCCGAACAAATCACTCCGATTGATGATTCGGAGCCCGTGTACCATGAATACACTGAAAGCGAAAAAAAGCTCATTGCTTTCGTCATGGACCACTGCGACCGATGGAGAGACTATCGGGACCAGAACTTCATGGATGATTGGGAAAAGTACGAAAGAATCTTTCGAGGAAAGTGGACGGAAGACGACAAGATTCGTCAGTCGGAGCGTTCCCGCATTATTTCTCCCGCCTCCCAACAAGCAGTAGAGACCCGTCATGCCGAAATGATGGAGGCCATCTTCGGACAAGGTGAGTGGTTTGACATCAAAGACGATCTTGAAGATCAGGAACAACTGGATGTCAACAAGATCAAAAAACAACTCTATGAGGACTTCTCTCGGGATAAAGTGAGGAAGTCAGTCGATCACATTGAGTTGATGGCAGAGATTTATGGTACAGGTATTGGCGAAGTCATTGTTAGCCAAAAGAAAGAGTTCTATCCGACGAGTGTTCCGGTCAACGCAACCGAAATGGCCTATGGAACGATGCCAAGGGAAAGAATCTCCGTCCAGCTTGTCCCCGTCAACCCAAAAAACTTCCTTTGGGACCCCAACGGGACATCCGTAGAAGATTGCATGGGCGTTGCGATTGAAAAGTACGTCTCTCTCCATAGAATCGCCCAAGGCATTACCTCGGGGAAGTACCTGAATGTCAATATTGACAGCATGTACTCGGAGGATAAATTTGAGGCGACTCAGGAAAAGACGAATTTTCAGGACGAGAAAGTTCTACTTCTGACCTACTACGGTCTGGTTCCTCGTGAATATCTCGGGGAAGAAGAAGTCGAACCTTTGGTAGAAAACGAAGGCCTCGATGACTACGAAGACATGGTTGAAGCTATCGTAGTCATCGGGAACAACGGGATGCTTTTAAAGTACGGAGAGAACCCGTACATGATGCAGGATCGTCCTATCCTGACATATCAGGATGACACCGTTCCCGGTCGTCTTCCGGGGCGTGGGACGATTGAAAAAGCCTTCAATATGCAGATGGCAATCGATGGGTCCATGAGGTCCCATATGGATTCTCTTGCCCTCACAACTGCCCCCATGATGGGAATTGACGCGACTCGTATCCCAAGAGGGATGAAGTTTGAGGTCATCCCGGGTAAGTCCCTTCTGGCCAACGGGAACCCTGCCGAAATCTTCACGCCGATGAAGTTTGGTCAGACTGACGGTCAGGCCATGCAGACGGCCAATGAGTTTGAGCGTATGCTCCTAATGTCTACGAATACCGTAGACTCCAATGGACAAGTGACTCAGGTAGCTCGTGATGGTGGACAAGGATTTGATCTTGCCGTTGCCACGATGATCAAGAAGAACAAACGCGCCTTGGTGAATCGCCAGGAAGACTTCATCATTCCGTTCGTTCAAAAAGCATGCTGGAGATACATGCAGTTCGATCCTGAGCGGTATCCGTCCGTGGATGTGAATTTCATCCCGACAGCTACTCTTGGAATTATTGCCCGTGAGTACGAACAGAAACAACTGGCTTTCCTCGTCCAGACTCTGGGGGCGGATTCTCCGCTAACGCCTATTCTCATGGCCTCGATCATGAGAAATACCTCCATGGCGGATCGTGAGGAAATCGCTCAACAACTGATCCAGCTTGCCCAGCCTGACCCTGCTCAACAAGAAACTGCGATGGCCCAGATGCAGAAACAAATGCAATTGGTGGACGCACAGATTGCAGATCAGACAGTTGCGACTCATTTAAAGGAATCCCAGATCATCCTGAACATGGTGAACGCTCAACTCGCACCCGAAGAAACAAAGGCCAAGGTTCTCTCTGCTATCAGTAGAAATCTCCCTTCTGAGGACAATGAGGCGAACCAAGAGTTCGACCGTCGCTACAAACTTGCTCAGTTGATGCTGAAAGAAAAAGACATCGACAGCAATGAGCGTATCGCCATGTCTCAAATGCGGCAATGAAAGCCTTGCAACAGTTTTATAACGAACTTCATTCAGAGCATCTTGACCTTTCCGGTGGTTATGACATTGTTTTAATCAAAGACCAATGATGAACAAAGAACTTGAACGCTATTACGAAGAACGTTTCTCAATGATGGCAACACAAGGCTGGAAAGACTTGGTTGAAGATGTTGAGCAAATGTTAGCGGCCACTAACAATCTGGATAATATCGACTCAGCAGACAAGATGTTCTTCAGAAAAGGTGAGGTTTCGATCATGAAATGGTTCCTTGGACTCAAGGAAATGTCCGAAAAGGCTTATGAGGAATTAAAGAATGAAGAGACTCTATGACTTTTTCTGTCACGACTGTGGCGAAATGTTTGAAAAGTTAGTAAGTACCAACATACATTCAGTTGAGTGTGAATGCGGCGGTCACGCGAACCGACAAGTCTCTATGCCAAGCATCAAACTGGATGGAACTACTGGTGATTTCCCAACCGCATACGACCGCTGGGCAAACATCCGTGAGCAGAATCGCAAGGTCAAAGGCAAAAAAAGCTGGGCCGAAGAGTATTAATTTCGCAAAAATTGAAGTGAGTGCTTGCATCTAAGTTAGTGACCACTTGCTAACTTTGAAAATTGCGAGTACATTTCAGCTAGTCCTCTGGTAACCGAAAGGCAGAGGTTGTTTAACCTGACAACCCATTTGGGCAGGAGTATTTATGTCTGAGCAGCAGGATTTGGAGCAGTTTGAGAATTTGACCGAGGAAGCCGTTGATGAGGCCCGAGAGACCAAAGAAGCGGTAGATACTGAGGAAGATGATGATTTGGAGCCCCGATACAAAGGGAAAACTCTCAAAGACATCGTCAAGATGCATCAAGAGGCTGAAAAGCTTATTGCGCGTCAGTCTCAAGAGGTCGGTGAAGTTCGAAGACTTGCTGATGAGCTTATCAAATCACAACTGAAGCCCAAGACTGAAGAAGAACCGGCGAAAGTCGATTTTTTTGAGAACCCTGAGGAGGCGATTCGACGCGCAGTTGAGTCAAATCCGAAGGTAAAGCAGGCAGAACTGTATGCCTTGCAGGCTTATCAAGAGCAGGCGCGTGCCCAACTACTGAGCAAGCATCCTGACGCACTTGAACTAGCAGCCGACCCCGAGTTTCGGAGTTGGATTGCAGCCAGCAAAGTACGGACTCGGCTTGCCATTGAAGCTGACCAGAAGTTTGACGTTGAGGCCGCAGACGAGTTGTATTCTCTTTACAAAGAGCGCAAGACTTTGACTGCAAAGCCCAAGATTGACCCTGTTGAAAAAGCGAATCGTACCGAATCGCTCAAGAAGGCAAGTGTTGAAACTGGTGGCAGTGGAGAGAGTTCCAAAAAGATTTACCGTAGGTCGGACATCATCCAGCTTAAATTGACCAAACCTCAAGAGTTTGAAGCACGACGAGAAGAAATCGAGCGTGCCTACTATGAGGGGCGGGTCCGGTAAACAACTTTGAAAGGAAACTATCATGCCTTTGGGTACGAATAACACGACCACTACGGTTGCAGACAAGTGGATTCCCGCGCAATGGGAAGATGAAGCTATCGCAACCTATAAGGGCAAAACTGTCATGGCCAATCTGGTCAAGAAGATGCCCGTCCAAGGTAAAAAGGGTGACACCTTCTACCTGCCCAATCCCGCTCGCGGCGATGCTTCCGTCAAGGCTGCCAACACTCAGGTTACGCTGATTGCTGACACCGCTGGAGAAATCATCCTCACGATTGACAAGCACTACGAGTATTCGAAACTGTACGAGGACATCGCTGACATTCAGGCTCTGAATGGCATGAAGCCCTTCTACACGGACGATGCTGGTTATGCTCTGGCAAAGCGGATTGACCGCGAACTGCACAAGATCGGCGCTCGTTTCAACGGTGGTTCCATTGCTGGTGCTACCAACCTCTACGAATCGGCTGTGATTGGCAGCAACGGTACGACTGCATTCTCCGGTTCTGCAAACACCAACACCGGTAACGGTGCGGCGATTACCGATGCTGGCTTCCGCGCCATGATCCAGAATCTGGAAGATGATGACGTTCCGAGCGATGAGCAGTATTTTGTGATTCCTCCGGTGGAAGCCAACGTCATGCGCGGTATTGCCCGATTCACGGAACAAGCCTTCCGTGGTGACGGTACTGCCCTGCGCACTGGCCGTCTGGGCAACCTGTATGGTGTGGAAATCTATATTTCCTCGCTGTGCCCGTGGATTCATGTCAACAGCGTGACCGGCACCCAATCTGTGACGTTTACCTCCACCGCTCCGACCGGCGCATCGTTTGTTGACGAGTTTGGCCTGACGGTTGACTGGAACACCTCCAGCCCGACCGACACCAAGTACCGTGCTGCGCTGCTGTTCTCGCGTGACTCCATGCTGCTAGGCGAGCAGATGAAGATGCGCGTCCAACAACAGTACAAGCAAGAGTACCTGGGCTACCTTGTGACCGCTGATTGCCTGTTTGGTACGACCGAACTGCGCGATTACGCGGGCCTGGC